TTGATCCAATTTCTGAACTTGGTTGTTCACATGTTATGTACTCAGTTGAATTTAATGGATCTGAAGATGGTGAAATACCAACAGATATTGACTTTCACCAATTGGGTTTAGTTGTCAATCCAACTTCAAAACAAACAACTCCAGATCCTGCAAATGGTGCAATCTATAGAACAACAACCGATTTGATTGTTGCTCCAGGTTTTGGTACTTTTGAAAGAGATGAAGTTGTTTATCAAGGTGCATCTTTGGCCGCAGCAACCTTTACTGCAAAAGTTTTGAGTTTTGATGTTGCAAGCAATGTACTTAGACTCATAAATATAACGGGAACTCCAGCAATTAATGGTTCCGTTTACGGAAACACATCATCAACAGCAAGAACTGTACTAACCATCAGTTATCCAAACTTTGTTTTATTCTCTGGTTACTTGGCATATATAGAAAATAGAGAAAGCATTCAAAGAAGTCCTGACGGCATAGAACAATATAGATTCGTATTAGGTTACTAAAGGAAAAAAATGGCTCTGAATTTTAACGTTGATCCATATTACGATGATTTTGACCCATCAAAGAATTTTCATCGTATTCTTTTTAAACCGGGTGTGGCAGTACAGGCAAGAGAACTAACACAGTCTCAGACAATACTGCAAAGCCAGATTTCTAAGTTTGCAGATAACATTTTCTCACAGAATACACCAGTTACTGGTGGTCAAGTTACTGTCAACCAAAATTGTTATTATTTAAAACTAAATGCTCAGTACAATAGTGTTGACATTGTTGCTGGTGATTTCACAAATAAAATTATTCAAGATTCAACTGGTCAAGTTATTGCAAAAGTAATTAAGACAGCAGAAGCCACAGGTACAGACGCTGCAGCTGGTGATCCACCAACATTAATCGTTACGTACCTTTCTGGTGGTCAGTTTAGTGATGGTATGGATATTTTCCCAGCAGATGGTTCAAATTTTGCTGCAACAATTATTGGCACCATTGGTGGTTCAACAGGTATTGGGCTTTCTTCCGTTGCATCCATTTCTGATGGCGTTTTCTATATTGTCAATGGTTATTCACAGTCCAGTACACAAAATGAAGATGGTTCATATACCAGATATTCAATCGGTAACTTTGTATCTGTTCAACCACAAACAACAATACTAGACAAGTATAGTTCAACACCGTCCTATCGTGTTGGTTTGTTGATCCAAGAAACAATTATAGATTATATCGATGATCCATCACTGTTAGATCCTGCCGTTGGTGCATCGAACTATCAGGCTCCAGGTGCAGATAGATACCAGATCGAACTTTCATTAACAACATTACCACTAGAATTAGGTAATGATGATGCGTTTGTTGAATTGTTGAGAATCGAAAACGGTAATGTACAGAAACAAGTTGACAATACAGTTTATTCTGTCATCGACGAATACTTTGCAAAGAGAACTTCGGAAACAAATGGCGACTATATCGTCAGTAACTTCAAGATAACACCTACAGCAAACACAATCGATGCGAACACATATATTCTGGGAGTTGGTCCTGGTGTTGCATACGTTCAAGGTTTCAGATTAGAGAATCAATCAACACAACAAATTACATCTGATCGTGCAAGAACCACAGATTCGGTAAATAATAATAGTAACTTTATTGATTATGGAAACTACATTTATGTTGACAATCTAAAAGGGCAAGGCAATAGTTTCTTTGATATCACAACAGGAAGCCCAGTTGATTTTCACATTGTTGGCACCACAGGTGTTAATAGATCAAACACAACAACATACAATTCAACTTTAGCTGGCAGTGGTTTTATTCGTGCGTTGAGTTATGTTCAGGCTTCCAACGGTTCAAATACACAAACATATACTTACAAGGCACACATCTTTGATCTTGCAAGTAAAACAATTTCTAGCAACGTTTCGGCTGCCAACAGCACCTTCACAACATTGTATGTCGGTTCTGCTGGGTTACTATCTAACGTGGCGAACGCATACGTTGGTTGTTCTATAACAATCGATTCTGGTACAGACGCTGGTGATGCAAGAACAATCACCTATTACGATCCAAATAACAAAACAATTCAAACTGATGCGGCATTCACAGTCACACCTGATGGAACTTCCCAGTTCTCGATTCGTTTTGGTGTAAAAGACTTTGAAACAATTGTGCAACCTGTCACAGGCACACCTTACACATTTACAGGCAGTGCAAGTGTTAGTAATTTGGGTAAAGTAAACAATGTTGCATCAGGTTACACACAGTTATTCAATCCAGGAAATCCACAACTGATCTTCCCATTAGGTAATAAATTTGTTTCTGCTGTAACAGATTCCTCTTACACCACATTACAAGAATTTAGAGCACAATCTTTCGCTAGTTACTTGGGTGGTTCCAGAAGATATCTACAGTTGGATCCATCATCAATAGGAGTATTTGATTTTATCAGAACAGGAGCAACAGAGTCCGCTGATGCAATCAGACAAAATTGGATAGTTGTTGTAACAGACAGATTAACCAATACCACAATAAACAACGGTGATGTTATTGATTTTACAACAGGCAGTAGAAGCATTGCTGTTGATTCAGACAAGAACGGTGTATATCTGACATGCCCAGACCTCGCACCATTCGCAGCAACAATCTACACTAAGTTGTCTGTAACGGATGGTAACGACACAAACTACGTACTAAAAACCAAAACACTGGTTGAAGCAAACACAACAGTAGCAAGTTCTACTGGTCCAGATGGTATTGTTAATGATACATACATTGATTTAACTAATGCTCAGGTTTGGATTCCAACTGCTGGCGTTTTAAATTATGGAAATAACCAGAACTTATATGTTTCAGATGTTAAGAGAATCGTTAAGATTATCGATACAAATGGTGTGACACCAAACGTATCTCTGTTGACAACGGGAACAGATATAACATCTTACTACACATTCAATAATGGGCAGACAGACAATTACTACGGGCATTCATACATCACATTGAAACCAGGTCGTCAGAAGCCTGTTTCATTGTGGATATTGTTTGACTATTTCAGCCACTCTGGTGGTGATGGTTACTTTAGCGCACAGTCTTACACGAACGTTGGTTTCACCGACAGACCAAAATACTATGCGGGTAACGGTACACTGTATGACCTAAAAGATTGTTTAGACTTTAGACCTTCTGTGTTGAATGGTCAAGGTAACTTTGTATTCAAATACAAGATCACACCAACAACGACAAACAATTCCGGTTTCTTTATTCCTGCTGATCTAAGTGCATTTACATCGGACTATGCATACTATCTTGGAAGAAAAGATATACTTGTAATTGGTAAAGACAAAGGCCTAAGATTAATTCAAGGTGTTCCAGACATTAATCCTGTTTTCCCTGGTCAACCAGAAGGATCTATGTTGTTGGCCAAAATATCTTTAGATCCATATACTGAATATGTAACGGGACAAACAATAACTGGACAAATTGCGAACATCAATGTTCAACCAGTATTACACAAGCGTTGGGCATTCAAAGACATTACAGATTTACAGACACGTGTTAACAATCTGGAATACTACACATCATTGAATTTACTGGAACAAAAGGCCACAAATCTACAGATACCAGATGGTGATGGTCTGAATCGATTCAAGAATGGTATTTTGGTTGATGACTTTTCAACCTTTAGTGTTGGTGACACATTCAATCCAGATTTTAGTGCTGCAATCAATACAAGACTGCAATACTTAACACCCGCAATATTAGTTAAGAATTATCCATTACAAAATCAGCAATTATTGAGTGTTGGTGGTTTCAAGGGTCTGTCAAATACAGCCACCACAGGACTTTCATACAATCCAACAAACTCTGATAATTCTCCAATTTATACTCTAAAGTATACAGAAGAAATAATTGCAAGTCAACCGTTGGCAAGTAGATCAATTGCAATCAATCCTTTTGCCGTGGCAGATTCGATTGGCACATTGACTCTGACTCCACCAATGGACAATTGGATTGATAACACAAAACAACCAGATTTATTGTTCATTGATCCAAATTTGAAGATGTATCAACCATCAAGCGATCTCAATTTACTTGAAGGTAATCCAACTTTGGCTGTTTCTGACTGGAAGACAATTCCAGGAACAGAAAGCACAACAACAAAAACAGTAAGTGAAACATCAGTTGATGAGTATGGTAATTCATATTCTTCTTCTTATAATGCAAACGTCACAACTGTAGACAAACAAAATATTTACACTTACGGATATTGGTCACAAACATATACCGTTGAAGGTAATTATATTACCAACGTTTCTTTGTTACCATACATCAGAGCACAACAGATTGCTTTCAGAGCAACCGACATGTTGTTCAACACAACAGTTAATGCATTCTTTGATCAGAAACGTGTCTCACGCATGGTTAGAAAACCAAACATCATTGAATTAAATTCTGTTTCTGGAACATTCAATGTTGGTGAAACGATTGGATATGTTGTCAGTTCGATATTCACCAAAACTGGTGTAATTGCTGATATCTACACCTACACAAACGGCAACGTTCGTTTATATGTTATAGGTGACATTGGTACCACATCTTATGGTGCAACAGTGAGAAACGGTTTCTTTAATACATCCGGTGTATATCAAAACAGTACAGCAAGTGGCACATTTGTTTCACAAACCCACTATTCTGGTGCATTTGCGGCGAATACCTCT